CAATCCCTTAAGAGCAGGGAAGCTGTCGCCAGGGTTAAGCGCCTCATGCAAGGACAGAGCCCGCCGGGGGCCATTCCAGTCATTGGCCCCGGTCTGAACATGCATGTCCAAAATCGCCAGAGCGACGTCGTCGTGAGGGAAAAGACCAACGGGGTTCCCCCCTTTGGCGAGAGCCTCAAGAGCCACGGTGACGGGGCTAGTAGTCCGTCGAGGATCTGAAGGATCTCCAAGGTAGGCCGGCTGATAAGAAGCGGCCACTTTTGAGTCAACATAATCATAAATAAGGCTTTTAGCCAATTTGGTCTTCCCCGGGAGCCCAGAAGCCTGATTCTTGAGCACCCCCAAGTAGTTGAACTTGTTTCCCAGTTGAATGGGGGGATCTCGAGACTCGACCTCAAAAGGAAGGACCAGGCCTTCACAAAACACCTCCGAGCCATTAGCAGAGCAAAGGCCCTCAAGAAGCTCGCGAGTGACGGAAATGGCCATGCCGCAAGGGGCCCCTTCGACCGCAATGCGCCCGACGTGCATACCGACAATGGGCCCCTTATCACGGGTGCAATCCACGAGGAGGGACCCACAGGTGCCAGCCCCATGATGATCATAAGCCCAGAAGCTGTCAGTGATCAGAGGAGCTGCTTCATCATTGAACATCTTCCACTCCACCGGAGAGTCCTCCCTGTACGCATACTCGAGCCGAATGCAATCTCCAGCCGCAGTTAGCAGCATAGGGTCATCAAGCTCCAAGCTTTCGTTGAGGCTGGCCTCAGAGGCGAAGTGGCTCAAGATATTCTGACGCGGAGGGGCGTCCGACAGCCGATAACTGCAAATGTCCAGGAGGGCATCGCTACCCTCCGCTTTCACTTCAGTGAGGCGATCATACTCGAAAGACTCTGACGTCGCAGTACCATCGATCTCAACGACGAAGGGGGTCCCATCAGGGATGATGCCACCTTTCTCCAAATCATAAAAGAAATGGCGAGTTGAGATGACAAAACGATCCCGAGCAACGAAGCAACGAAGGGTGCTCTTGTTGCGCTTGAGAAAGCCCATATTCGAATTGATCTTAGCGGCAACGTTCCCGAGCTTCACCTGCTCGCCGTAAGCCAACTCCCTATCAGAGCGAGTGGCTTCACTGCGAACGTGGCGGAACCCGCGGGAATTGTAACCGCGAGAGTTGAACTTAAAGGCGCGCTTACCGGTGTTGAAACGAAACTTACGGAGGGGCTTAGCCTTGCCCTTCATAGAGCCCTTCTTTCCTCCGGCTCCATAGGCTTCCGGTTCGACCTCATCCTCTTCCTCAGTATCCGAAGAGCGGAAAGCCCCAGTGGCGAATGAGATAACACCAGCCGTAGCAGCAAAAGCAGCAATTCCAGCGAGGACGGGCTTGAGAGGGATACGGGAAAGTTTGAGGCGGGCGGCCTCGCGGAAGCGCGCCAACTCACCAGACCAGGTCAACTTCCCTGGTTTAGCAGCCGGAGTTTCAAGAGGATTCTCCCACAAATACTGGGCCGCCTGAGCGTAAGTCATTTGAGCAATGCCAGCAGGTCTATCCAACTCTTCGCAGGAAGCCTCACAAGGATCCTTGAACAAGCTCGAGG